CTGATTGCGATGCTAATGATATGGATCAGTTGATGAGTTATAATTCTGACCAACTTGTAATGGATAGATTTAAAAACTGGAATGCTGCGGAGTTTGATCTAACTTACACGATGCGTTCTGTGGGTGAATATATGCGAGAACAGAAAGAACGAAAAGAACTTCTGTTATTCAATTACAGCAAAAATCCTAAAATACAGTTTAGTTTTGATGGATGTTATAATTATGATAGATTGAAGAAAGGGGGATTATTGGATGACGTATGAATTGAAAGATTGGTTGAATTCTATCAACCAGAATAAAAAAAATATTATGAATGATGACCCATCATCAGAAAAAGATTATTCTCCTTATGTTATTAATCATTGCCTTTCGGGACATATTGATTGCGTAATGTACGCAAATGAGATGAATAAGTATAACTTTTTGCCAAAAAGACTTCAATATGATTTTTTTATAAATATAATTAGGAAAAAGAAGAGATTCTCTCCTTGGTTGAAAAAGGAAAAAATCAAAGATATTGATTATGTCAAACGTTATTATGGATATAATAATGAAAAGGCACTACAAGCTTTGTCTATTCTATCAAAAGAACAATTAACATTTATTAAAGCGAAATTTGAAACTGGAGGAACAAAATGAGTGTAATTCAAGAACCTGTTGTAAATTGGACACCTGACCAAATGGTTGAGGTAATCCTAAATGAACCTGATGACTTTCTGAAAGTTCGTGAAACTTTGACACGCATCGGAGTTGCTTCACGCAAGGAAAAGAAAATCTATCAATCTTGCCATATTCTTCACAAGCAAGGCAGATACTATCTTGTGCATTTTAAAGAATTATTTGCACTTGATGGAAAACACGCAAATCTTACGGTAAATGATGTCCAACGTCGTAATCGTATTGTACAACTTCTTGCAGATTGGGGACTTATTACTATAATTTCTCCGGAAAAAATTACTGATATTGCACCTTTGAATCAAATTAAAGTTCTTGCATTTAAAGATAAGGGTGAATGGGAACTTGAAACCAAATATAATATTGGCAAAAAGACCAAACCACAGGAAACCGAATGATTTTGTAGGGAGTTCAACACTCCCTTTTTTTATGATCATTGATATATAATAGTGATGTTGCCTTCGGGGACATCACTCACTTACAGACGCTTTAAGGAGGTCTATTATGTTTGGAACAGATTCATTTACACTCACAGTACCACAAACTGCAAAGTATCTATTGGAAATTCAAAAAAATAGTATTGGAATGGATGAGTGGTTTAGGAAATTTGATAGTAAGTTTGAGACGCAGACAAATTATCCACCATATAATTTAGTCAGAGAAAGTAGTATTGATATCAGATTGGAAATTGCACTTGCAGGATACAAAAAAGAAGATATTGAAGTTACTACGGAATTGAACAAACTTTTTGTGGAAGCAAAGAAAGTTGGCAATTCCGATGATGAATATTTACATAAAGGACTGGCGAAGAGATCATTTATTCGTAGTTGGACTATTTCTGATGACGTAGAAGTTAAAGATGTTTTCTTTGCAGATGGACTGCTTACCATTAAAATGAATATAGTTGTTCCTGAGAATCGGAAGAAGAAGGTCTATCAACTGAACTAAATAGTATTGATCTAACTATCGTCGCCGCAGGGAGGGAACTGGCAAAAACCAGTTGACACCTCCCCTTTTTTTGCTATAATATATGAACGTATGAGGAATTTATGTCAATTAAATTAGCACTTCTTAAATCAGGAGAAGAAGTGATTGCCGATATTAAAGAGATTGTGAATGAAGAAGAAAAGATAGTTTCTCTTCTATTTTCAAATCCATATGTCGTTAAACTGATTACTCCACAAATTTTAGTTGAAGAATTGTCCGAATCACCAGAGATGGAATATAAAGTTTCCTTTTCTTCTTGGTTGCCATTATCTCTAGAAAAAGATATTGTGGTTAGGACTGATTGGGTGGTTTCAATTGTAGAACCAGTAGAAATGGTAAAAAAATCTTACGAGGAAAAATTTAATGGAAGAGGAAATGACATTGCCGATGGACGAGCAGGTGGAGGAAACGACAATTCAAGTATTGATCTTAACGAATCAATTAGTTTTAGTTAGTGAAGTAAGGGAAGTTTTAGCTGACATTGGGCAACCTGATTGTTTGCTAATCAAACCTTATCAAATCAAGAAAGGAATTACTGAAGTCAATTATCTAGTACCTTGGTTATTTGGTGATTATACAAATGAAAAAGAAATTGCTATAAGTTCTGATAAAATTTTAGCATTAGTAGATCCAAAAAAAGATTTACTTGAAGAATATTTAAAACTTTCCAAATGAGGATAAATGCGTTTTTATACATCAGTTTATGAGAAATTTAATAAAATTTATGTGAGAGGGTATGAAGACGGAAAGTATTTTGAATCAATAGAAGATTTTTATCCTACATTTTATGTTTCTTCAAAAAAGGAAAGTAAATATAAAACTTTGAGCGGAGAATCAGTAGAACCGATTCAACCCGGAAAAATATCAGAGTGTAAAGATTTTCTTCAAAAATATTCAAATGTTGATGGATTTTCTGTGTATGGAAATGATAATTATAAAGCACAATATATTTCCCAAACATATCCAGAAGACGAAATTGAGTTTGATATTAAGAAAATTCGTCTCGTAACAATTGATATTGAGGTTGCTTCTGAGAATGGATTTCCAAATGTATTTGATTGTGCGGAAGAACTTCTAGCAATCACATTACAAAACTACGCAACAAAGAAGTTGGTATGTTTTGCTTCTCGTCCTTACATTAATACCCGTAAGGATGTTGAATATATTGAGTGTAGAGACGAAATTGATTTAATTCAACATTTTCTCGGATTTTGGGAAAGGGAAACTCCAGATGTGATTACAGGATGGAACTGTGAATTGTATGATATTCCTTATATTGCTGGAAGAATTGAAAGAATTCTGGGAGAGAAAGAAGCACGTCGTCTTTCTCCTTGGGGAAATATTCGCAGAAGAGAACTTGTAATTAAAGGAAGAGAACAAATCTCTTATGAAATTTCTGGAGTTTCTGTGATTGATTATCTTGATCTTTATAAAAAGTTTACTTACAAAGCACAAGAATCTTATCGTCTAGACCATATTGCGAATGTGGAATTAGGCCAAAAGAAATTAGATCACTCTGAATTTGAGACCTTCAAGGATTTTTATACAAAAGATTGGCAGAAGTTTATTGATTATAATATTAGAGACGTAGAACTTGTAGATCAACTAGAAGATAAAATGAAGTTAATTGAACTTTGTTTTACAATGGCGTATGACGCAAAAGTAAATTTTAATGATGTTTTCTATCAAGTAAGAACTTGGGATGCTATCATTTATAATTACTTAAAGAAAAGAGATATTGTCATTCCTCCCAAAGACCATTCCGAAAAGAGTGATAAATTTGCTGGTGCATATGTGAAGGAACCAATTCCTGGTGTGTATGATTGGGTGGTATCGTTAGATTTAACATCTCTATATCCTTCTCTTATTATGCAATATAATATTTCTCCCGAAACTCTCTTAGATGAAAAATATCCAGGAATAACTGTCGATAAATTACTCAATAAAGAAGTTGTCATAGAAAATATTGAAGGTAAATGTGTTTCTGCAAATGGTTGTATGTATGATACGACTAAAAAAGGAATATTTCCACAACTCGTAGAAAAAATCTTTAACGATAGGCAATATTTTAAAAGGGAAATGTTAAAAGAAAAGTCTAATCTGGAGGTAATTGAAGGAGAATTAAAACGAAGAAAAGTTGACTTAAATACTCCATAATATAAATAATAAAAAGTGTTCAAGTCGAATGAATTATTTAAAATCTTATTGTAAATTGATTAGGAATGCCGAAAGTAGAAATTGGAAGAGAAAATGTATTGAATTTTACATTGAGGAACATCATGTTTTCCCGGTTTCAATTTATGGGAAAAATAATAGAACGGTTTTATTAACTCCAAAAGAACATTTTTTAGCACATTGGTTGCTTTATAAAATTTGTTTGAAAAGATATGGAATTAGAAATAATAAAACCTTTAGTATGGGTTCTGCATTTGCTATGATGTGCGTTACTAATGATTTACAAGAAAGAAAATATACATCAAGACAATATGAAACAGTTAGAAATTGTTTGTCCAATATTAGAACTGGAAAATTTAGGAATGATATGAAGGGTAAAAAATATTTTGGGGCAAGTGAAGATTCTATAAAAAATGGAATAGAAAAAATGAGACAAAAGAAAATTGGAATGAAGATAGAGTATCCTAAAAATAGAAAATCTGCACCTTGCTCTATAGAAAAATCAAAAAAAATATCAGAAACTAGAAAAAATACAAAATTAAAATTTATATCTATGAGTGAAGAAGAATTTAGTGTGTGGATTTCTAATCAAAATCTTTACAGGAAAGATGGAGCAAGAAATTCAAATGTCACTAGAGTATTGATGTGGAGAAACCTGTCTTTGGAAAACTATTATGGAAATTGATTATTCTAAAATATCAACAGAAGAATTAAAAAAACTTCGTCAAAATTGTATTAAAAATATTTCAAAATATACTAATAATCAAATGGCGAGAAAGATACAAATCAATAGTTTGTACGGGGCAATTGGAAATCAATGGTTTAGGTATTTTAAATTGGCAAATGCTGAGGCAATCACTCTTTCGGGGCAGGTTTCAATTCGTTGGATTGAAAATAAATTGAATAAGTATTTCAATAATATACTTAAAACAGATGAAGTAGACTATGTTATTGCATCCGACACTGATTCTGTATATTTGAATATGAGTCCATTGGTAGAAAAAATTTATAAAAATAAAGAAAGAAAAAATGAAGATATAGTTAACTTTTTAGATAAAGTTTGCAAATCAGAACTTGAAAAGTATATTGAAAGTTGTTACCAAGAATTGGCAGACTATGTAAATGCCTACGACCAGAAGATGCAGATGAAACGGGAGAATATTGCCGACCGTGGAATCTGGACTGCCAAGAAACGATACATTTTGAATGT